AATCGATCGTCCGGAGATGTTCCGGCGTAGATATTTTCGCCAGGAAGACGTTTTTGTAGGTCTTGTCCCGTGAAATAGTAATCCGGTGCCACCAATGGCGGCTTATAAGTCTTGGTTTCGTAGCCGATCGCGTCTACGGTTTTACTCCCCAGGCGCGGATGGACAAATGGCGCTAAACGTCGCTTGCCTTTTACAAGGTCAACATCAACCGTTTCGGTGAAAAATACGTTTTGGTTGCCGAAAAATGTATCCCGGAGAAAGGTTTTGGCCGGTTTCATTGCCTTCACGGCCTGCAATAGTGTCCTGGTATCGAACATATCAATAGACATTTTATTTCCCTCCTTATACCTTCACGTTAGTTTTTAAGAATATTCCCTTGTTTCTCAAGGCGGTTTTGTGGGTGGCCGCGGTGTCCGTTCCGCCAAAAGTTAGAGCTGCTGAATTGAATTCTCCTGACAGATAGTACGTTACGGGCTTATCCGCGCTGGTGGCGTCGCAATCGTCTGCGACAATGGCGTACGGAACTTCTTCTCCAAGCGTTTCGGTAGAGTCTACAATTGTAAACTTGTTGGAGGCGGTTACAAGCGCGATTACCGCGCCACGAGCGACATTCTGCCCACTCAGAAGGGTTCCTGTATCGGTGACAACATCGCTAACGTTACCGGCAAATAGATTATCATATACCAAAATTTCAGACATGATTATTTTCTCCTTTCGTTTGCGCCAGCGGCAATTTTATCAGCTACGGCCTTGATTTCAGCCTCTTCTACGGCCTTGTTGGGCGGCGGTGTGGCGGCCACGCCATTAGCTCCGGAGGCGGCTGCATCTGCTGCCAGATTCTTAACCACGTTTTCCCTGATAGATTTTTCGGCCACAATAATTTCCATCGCAACCCGCTCGGCGGTCGCCCCTGTTTCGTAGCGGGCTTTATTGACGATTGCGTCATGCCCTGGAAGGCTGAGAGAGTCAATCGCCTTCATACGCGCTCTCTCTGCTGTTACCCCCTCTTGCATTGCCGCGTTATACAGATCGGGATACTTTGTCTTTAACTCGTTGATATCCAAGATAATTTCCTCCTCGTTTTTTATTGGCGCGGGTGTCAGCACCGCGTTTTTGATTTTTGGTATATGCTTAAACTTCGACAAGTCGAAGGACACCCCGTTAGAAATCAGGCAATTCCTGTCCAGACTCATGGTGGCCACAACAGAAGCGTCAACGCAGTCACAAAAGCCCATCTCTAAAGCATCTTGCGGTGTAAGCCACGTTTCATCGTCCATGATTTTGGACATTTCTTCCGTCGTTTTACCGCTTTTTTGCTCGTAGATAGTGCTGACTGACTCCTTGACCTTGTCCAGCACATCCGCAATACTTCGCAATTCTGCAGAACAATACATTCCCATCAATGTAGACAAAGGGTTGTGGATCATCATCATGGTTCCAGACATCATGGTTATTGTGGTGCCTGCCATCGCAATCATCGACGCAGCGCTTGCGGCCAGACCATCGATAAATACGTTGACGTTATTACAACTCCGTTTAATCATGTTGTGAATAGCAACACCAGCAAACACATCTCCGCCACCACTGTCAATGCGGACATTTAATGTCATGATCGGGCCCAGGTCTTTTAAATCCTGCGCGAATTGTTTAGGGGTTATCTCGTCGCCCCACCAAGATTGTGAACTGATAGGACCGTAAAGAAGCAACTCAGCGCTAGTCGTTGTTTGGTTTTTAAACTTCCAAAACTTATCCATTGTTGTCACCACCTCCGCTCGGCATTCCGTCAACGTTTTGGTCTTGAATTGTTTCTCGAATAGTTGTTGGCACAATCAGTCCGCCGTCACGCATCATTTTTTCTTCAATAACACGTTGCCGATAATTAGCACCCCAGTCACCGCCGGTCAACTCAGCAGTCTCTTTTGCGCGGGTGCTAAACCCTTGCTGCACTCTGACGACGGCCGCATTTACCTCTTTCAGCGGATCGATCTGACCAGGGGACGGACCGTTCCATTCGGCTCCGCAGTAAGCTGCGCGTATAGATGGGTCACTAAAAAAACCAGGAGCGCTTACACGTCCCCTGGCCACAGCCTCGGTTAACCATTCCTCGTAAATCGGCTGGCAAAAATCTGTAGCCAACCATGCCCGGTGCCGGCGGAAAAACTTCCACGCCTCAAGCAGTGCTGCCCTGCTGGCCGAATAGGACGCGGTAAAGTGTTTTACCAGCAATTCCATGGGGACTTCAAGCGCCGCTCCGACCTGTCGCAATATCGACAGTACAAACGGATCAAACGCCGCATTCGGCCTGCCTGGATTGATTGAGGTAACGCTCTCCCCTGGAGCCAATGAAACCACCGAACCATTGCCAAGAGCAATATCTGCCGTATCCTGATACTGTGACTGCTGATCGGTCGGTATGGAGTTTAATTCGCCTACGTTTCCTTCTGGGGAATCTGATGTTATCGCTACAGTGAACATTCCCGACACGACGGCAGCCATTAGTTCGGCATCGGTATAACGGCCTAGCTGTTTTAGCGACTCGATTACAGGAGCCAGCATTGGAACGCCTCTGCGTTGCCCTGGTCGCTCCATGTCCATGAGGTGAATTATATTTCTGCGACCCGATTTTGCACCGAAAGCATCTACTGTAGTCCACGTATTGATCTGGTCCGTCATAAGCGCCCACGGATAAAACTTTGCAACATGATAGCGGATCGGCTCGCCGTAGTCACCGATTTCTATACCAGCCTGAAAACTTCCGATATCTGCTCTTTGCAGAGGATTGCATACCCTGTCAGCTTCGACAAGTTGCACTCGCAGATCGTATGGAGAATTTTTTCGCGGTATCATTGGCAGCAACGCAAACACATCACCCGACATTAGCGCAGACAAGAACGCAAGTTGTTGCAATTGACCCCAGTTGCATGTTCTGGCGGCGTCACAATCTTTATTGCCGCCCCACAAAAAGAACTCGCGCTCAACTGTGCTTTCCCAAACATCAGCCTGCTCGTCAGTCAACCCGAGATATTTGGCGTCAATCTGCGCGTTCAGACGCAATCCAGAACCAACTACGTTTGTTTTTGTGGTCTTTAGCACGCCGGTAGCAATTGGCGTCCCCATATACAACGATCGCGCCCGCTCTCGCAGCGTCGTAAGGTTCCAGGTAATATCCTCGTCGGGATTAGAGCTGTGCGTTTTCCAACCAGCTAACGATTTTTTTGTCCGACTGGCTCCGTTTTCCGAGTACCCCGAATTAACTATGTTTAGTTTTGATCTAGCTACTTCGCGTTTTAGCGCAGATGCGGGACTTACAAACGCTATAAAGCGATCTAACATTGTGGGGTTTTTGTTTCTCATAAATCATACGGGACAACACGGTTAATCCTTGTCCCTCCCTCCAATCTTGCAACCTGTTGTGACCAAAATCGAATACGTTCTGCGGTATCTGACCTGACAAGCTTACGGCCATTGATTAAATATTCTTTTCCTGTAGCTAATGCTAAATCAGCATCCAACCATGATTTCAAATGCTCTCGAGCTTGATCTAGCGTATAAACCGCCATAACAACGCCTCCTAAGACACTCCGCTACTCAATACGCGGCGTGTTCTTGTGTTTTTTCCTGTCAAAACCGTTTTGCCTGCCCCTGTTCTAGGGGTCTGAGCCAACATTTCCAGGTTCGGATTGAGAATTTCCAGCGCTGCGGTGGCATAGTTTCGTAGGTCAATAGGTTCATTTCTCGATCCCGAACGTTGCGACCACTCCACCCTGGGGCGTCCTTTGTGATATCTAATGACTCGTTTTTCTGCTGTCAAACCTTTGAAATAGCCTTCGTTGTATCCTTTGTCGGCCTCCCTGGGGAAATGACAGTAATTAATCCCCTCGAACTCAGTCTTTAACCGGGAAAATAGCATTTCTTTGGCCGCGTTCGCTCCAACAGGGAAAAGAGCACATTTTTTCCGGTTACTGCGAGACGGTCTGCCCAATAGCGGGATCCCGTCTCCTCCAACACCTTTTATGGCAAATATACGGCGATGTTCGCGTTTTACGCAAAATTCATATACTTCGGTGGTAAAATGACCACCGGAATCTATGCAGACACAGGAAAGATGTAATTGATTGCCGCATTCGTACTCTAATGGTCGCTGCAAAAATGTGTCTAACTGCTCCCAGCAGGAAGGGGCTGCCGAATCACCACTGGCCAGAATGGCAGGATCACCTACAAATACTTTATATCGAATGCCCCACGACTCTTTGCCGACTCCCCAGCCAACTATCTCAACCTCTAGTCGGTCATCCTGAACATCCACGCCGGCAGTAAGCACTAGCACGCCGTCAGGTAGCTCACAGTTATATGTTTCACGCCTCTTGGTAAATAGTTCGGCATCTAAGGTGTCTCCCTGCTCCTCCCATGTTTCGCCAAGGGACG